GTCCTAGTGGTTCTAAGAAAAGCCCACCATCAAGTCAGAAGCATGTCAAAAAAGGTACAGCCTAAGGGCAATGTGTACAAAGCAATTAAAAATACAGAGGCTGTAGAATTAATAGAACAGAATAGAAACAATGACTGACAAAAATAAATATTCAAATAGTGTTAGGATTATAGAAGAGCTTCAAAATATATCAGAAGCAGATAATCAAAAAAAAGAAGCTATTAAAACATCTAAAAAAGTAGCTACTGCTGCTTTAGGTAGTGTAGTATTAAGTACACCTATTGTAAGTTCTGTAAAAAAAAAGATAGAATCTAAAATAAATAAGATACCTTTTAGTGATAAGATGTTAGTAGGCACTAATAAAATAGGTTTAAAATTAGGTGATGAAACATATAAAGGTTCTTTTACAGTTAATAAAGATGGAGATGCTAGTTTAAAATTATCTAAAACATTTACAGAAAATTTAAAAACAGAATTATCTGCAGATAAAGATAACATTAAAGTAGGACTCAGTCTTAAATTTTAATGGCTGACCCTAAAGTAGGAACAGGAAAAAAACCCAAAGGTTCAGGAAGAAGATTATACACAGATGAAAATCCTAAAGATACTGTTAAAATCAAATATGCAACAGTACAGGATGCAAAAAATACTGCTCGTAAAGTTAAAAAGATTAGTAAACCATATGCTAGGAAAGTTCAAATCTTAACAGTTATGGAACAAAGAAGTAAGTTTGGTGGTAAGCCACAACAAGCAGCAATCGCAAAAAGAGCAAAACAAAGTTTAAAGAGAGCAAGAAAAAAAGTTTAAAAAGTTTGATGATGCCTTTTGGGTCATCAAATCTTACACATGTAAGATAATATATCTAGCTTAAAGCAAGGAGGTATAACATGACTTTTACACTAGATAAGTATATGCCCTACACTGTAGGGTTTGATAGATTCTTTGATACATTAGATATTGTAAGCAATACAGATGTCAAAGGATTTCCACACTACAACATTAAAAAAGTAAATGAAGGAGAGTGGGAGATAGATTTCGCACTAGCAGGTTTTAGTAAAGATAACATTGATATTAATGTTAAAGAAAATAAAATGACTGTCAAAGGTGAAATAGAATCTGATAATGAAGAGTATCTGTATAAAGGTATTTCTACTAAGAAGTTTTTTAAAACTTTTTCATTAGCAGAATACACAGAGCCGACAGAGGCAACTATGGAAAATGGTGTTTTAAAAATTAAATTAAAACAAGAATTACCAGAAGAAAAAAAACCTAAAACAATAAAAATAAAATAGTGCCAATATATTCTTATAGAAATAAGAAGACTGGAGAAGTCTGGGATGAGTATCTATCCTTACAGGATAGGACCAAGCCGCTCAGAAATAAAAATGTAGAGATGGTGATAACTGCACCCAGACTTTCCTTTATAGAAAGAGCAGAGCATAAAGGCCGTGACCAAATGATAAGTGCTGCTCGTCAAGGGATGAGAGAACGACAAATAGAAGAAGAAGTCGGTATAAGAAAATCTCCTGATTGGTTAAAAGAAAGAACAGAAAAACATTTACAAAAGGTAAGAAATGTTAGTTCCTGATAACGATAAAAAAGAATTAGATATAACTGAAAAGCAACAAACTTTTCTAGATGCTTTGTTTGGTGAAGCACAAGGTGACCCAAAGATTGCAGGAGAGATTGCAGGTTATGCAGATTATCATCAACCTTTAAAATCATTAAAGGATGAAATAATTGATAGAGCAGAAAAATTATTAGCAGCATTTGCACCGAGAGCAAGTATGGGAATGATAAATGCTTTACAAGAAGATGGTTCTACTCCAGGTGCATCTATTAGAATGGAAGCAGCAAAACAAATATTAGATAGAGTAGGATTATCTAAAAGAGAAAAGGTGGATATCAATGCAAAAGTTGCACATGGTATTTTTATTTTACCACCAAAAGAAAATGTCTGAAGAAAAAATTATTAGAGAAAGAAAAGGTAGAGTCATACCTTTAGGTTACAAAGTTTCAGAAGAGGATGATAAAGTATTAATACAAATACCTGAACACATGGAACTAATAGACAAAGCAAAAAGTTTTATAGATAATAACTGTAGCTACAAAGAAACTGCAGAGTGGTTATCACATCATACTGGTAGAAATATAACGGGTATGGGATTACGAGAAGTTTTAAAGAGAGTTATACATAAAGGGTGGTAGAAGAACCTAAACCTAAAAAGAGTGGTCGAAGAAGAAGAAGTAGCCTTAATGCTCCTCTTACAATTAAAGAGAAGAAGGCTAGAAAGTCAGCACAGGACATGCTTCGTGAAAAAAAGCATGAGTTGGAAAAAGCACAAAAAAACTTTTGGGCAACTAAAAACAAACTCAAAGAACTTGACGAAGTATTTGATGGCAAGAAGCAAGTCATTGAAGAAAACAAAATTGAGGAAGCTTCTCCTAATATCCAAGCTGCACTAAAAGATAAAGATGTAATCTTTCAACCTAACGAAGGACCACAAACAGAATTTTTAGCAGCACCAGAAAGAGAAGTTTTTTATGGTGGAGCAAGAGGTGGTGGCAAGTCTTACGCAATGTTAGTAGACCCACTACGATATTGTCACAAACAAAAACACAGAGCATTATTAATTAGACGGACAATGCCTGAGTTAAGAGACTTGATAAATCATTCTCAACAATTATATTCAAAAGCTTATCCTGGTGCTAAATGGAGAGAACAAGAAAAAGAATGGAAGTTTCCTTCAGGTGCTAGAATCGAGTTTGGATATGCTGAGAACTTAACTGATGTACTTCGTTACCAAGGACAATCATATACTTGGATTGGAATAGATGAACTGCCTCAATATCCAACCGAAGATATTTATAATTTTCTTCGGTCTTCTTTACGAAGTGTAGACCCTGAGATTCCAGTGTTTATGAGAGCAACAGGCAACCCCGGAAACGTAGGTTCACAATGGGTTAAAGAAATGTTTGTTGACCCTGCTACACCGAATACAAAGTTTGATATAGAAATTAAAACACCTAATGGTGTAAAAAAAATATCGAGAAGATTTATTCCTGCTAAACTTCAAGACAATCCTTACTTGATGCAAACAGATGATTACTACGCAATGTTGGCATCTTTACCAGAAGTACAAAGAAAACAATTCTTAGATGGTAACTGGGAAGCATTTGAAGATTCATCTTTTCCAGAGTTTAATAAACAATTACATGTTGTTAAACCTTTTGACATTCCTAGAAACTGGATGAGATTCAGAGCGGCAGACTGGGGTTATAGTTCACCTGCTTGTTGTTTATGGTTTGCAATAGATTTTGATAATAATATATTTGTGTACAGAGAATTATACACAAAAAAAATAACAGCAGATATTTTTGCTAGAAAAGTTTTGGAACAAGAACATGGTGAGTATATTAGATACGGAGTTCTTGATAGTTCTACTTGGGCAAGACGAGGAGACATAGGGCCTAGTATTGCAGAAACAATGATACAAGAAGGATGTCGTTGGAGACCCTCTGATAGAACCCCTAGAAGTAGAGTGGCAGGTAAATTAGAATTACATAAAAGATTAAGACCTGATGAAGAAACAGGATATCCATCTTTATTTATTTTTGATAACTGTGTTAATTTAATTAGAACATTACCAATGTTACCAGTTGATAAAAATAATCCTGAAGATGTAGATACTCATGCAGAAGACCATGCTTACGATGCACTTCGTTATGGTTGTATGAGTAGACCAGTACACCCTGTTGCACAAAAGTTTCATGACTTCGGTGTAGGTCAAACTAGAGATTTTAAACCTGCTGATAAAGTTTTTGGATACTAATGAAAGATATTAAGATAGGATATAAAAATTATAAAATAAAAAATTTAGATTCCATCGTATCTAAGTGTAATGAAATAAACGGACAATTTCTTGCATCAGATGGAATGATAGCTTTATCCTCTACAGAAGATTCTGTATCTCATGCTAATACTTTAATACATGAAATATTTCATGCTATAGTATATCAATGGGGAATAGAATTAGAAGATAAAGAAGAAGAAAAGATTTGCAATACTCTTGCGAATGGACTAACGACTGTGTGTGTAGATAACCCTTGGTTATTACCTTACATACACAAACAATTAAAAGGAGAAAAATAAAATGGCAATCATGAAAAAATATGTACAAGGTGAATTACCTGAGAACATGTATGGAAACGAAGCTGCAAAGCAAGGCGATTCTAAAACTAATGTTGTAAAAGGTGGTTCTGCTTTACCTGCCGACTATGCTGAAGGTGGAGTTAACAAAGACTTCCCTAAAGAAAGTAAATCATATGTCGATGGTAAAGTCTTTACAATGGCAGACGAAAGAGATTACTAAGAGGTAAATAATGCCACATTCAACTACGAGTGGCTTGACTTCTGAATCTGATGAAGTAAATTCTTTATCAGAAGAAAAAGATAAGTCTTATAGTAATCTAGGTGCATTAATTGAATCTAGACTAAAAGAATCAGAACAGGCTCGTCTTTATGATGAGAAAAGATGGTTAAGGTCTTATCGAAACTATAGAGGTATCTATAGTTCTGATATGGCTTTTCGTGATTCTGAAAAGTCTAAAGTATTCGTCAAGATTACAAAGACTAAAGTCTTAGCTGCATACGGACAACTAATAGAAGTTTTATTCTCACAGGGTAAATTTCCTATTGGTATATTTCCAACAACAGACCCCACAGGTGCAGAAAAATATGCACATATAAAACCTGATAACATGAAAGAAAATCCTCGTATGGAGGATATTTATGGATTTGAAGGTGATGGTAGAGAAATATCTCCAGGGTCTACTGCTAATGATATACTAAATGGATTAGCAGAAAAATATGCCAATGTAGATTTTGAAAAAGGTCCTGCACCTGATTTAAAAACTATGCCACAAATTGAACCTGCTGAAGAAGCAGCTAAGAACATGGAAAAATTAATCCATGACCAGTTAGAAGAATCACATGCTATTTCAGTAATGCGACATGTATTATTTGAAATGTGTTTACTTGGAACTGGTATTTTAAAAGGTCCATTTAATTATGAACAGTCAGTACATCAATGGTCACTGGGCGATGATGGTGAGAGAGTATATTCTCCAAAGTTAAAGTTAGTTCCAAGAGTCGAAGCTGTTAGTTGTTGGGATTTATATCCTGACCCTGATGCAGTGACTATGGATGATGCTGATTATGTAATTCAAAGACATGTGTTTAATAGAACACAAGTTAGAGATTTAATTAATAGACCTTTCTTTAGAAAATCTGCTATCAATAATTTATTAGAAGGCGGTCCTAACTATGAGAATAGAAGTTATGAGACTGCGTTATTTGATAGAGAAAATCAAGAAGAGTATAACAAAAATAGATTTGAAGTATTAGAGTATTGGGGTACTATGGATAAGTACCTAGTAGAAGAAGCAGGTATGGAAATGCCTGAAGGTTTAGATAGTGAACTAGATGAAGTGCAAGTAAATGCATGGATATCAAATGGCCACATTCTAAGATTAGTTCTTAATCCTTTTACTCCTGCAAGAAATCCTTTTATGGTATGCCCTTATGAAATTAATCCTTATCAATTCTTTGGTGTGGGCATACCTGAAAATATGGATGATGCTCAAACAATTATGAATGGTCATGCAAGAATGGCGATTGATAACTTAGCACTAGCAGGTAATTTAGTTTTTGATGTAGATGAAACTATGTTAGTTCCGGGTCAAGACATGACTGTATTTCCTGGAAAGATATTTAGAAGACAAAGTGGACAGACTGGACAATCAATACATGGTTTAAGATTTCCAAATACTGCTCCTGAAAATATGCAGATGTTTGATAAGTTTAGACAACTAGCAGATGAATCTACAGGTATACCATCCTATTCACATGGACAAACAGGTATACAATCTACTACAAGAACAGCATCAGGCATGTCAATGTTAATGGGTGCTGCTGCATTAAATATTAAAACAGTTATTAAAAATGTAGATGATTATTTATTAAGACCATTAGGAGAAACATTGTTTCATTGGAATATGCAATTTAATAAAGATATTCCTGAAATACAAGGTGACTTAGATGTTAAAGCACAAGGCACTACATCTCTAATGACAAAAGAAGTTAGGTCACAAAGATTGATGACATTTATGCAAGTAGCATCAAATCAGTTCTTAGCACCTTTTGTTAAATGGCACAGTATTATAAAAGAGATTGCAAAGTCAATGGATATTGACCCTGACCAGTTAGTTAATGACCCTGAGAAGGCAGCAATCTTTATGAAGATGATGGGAGAAATGAATGGAAGTCAGCAAGTTGAAAGCCCTAACCAACAACAAGGCGGCATGGGAATTAATCAAGGAGTACCTGCAGGAGCAGCTAATACAGATACACAAGGGTCTGGAGGTGGCAACATCGGAGTCGGAACTCCACAAACTCCAGGGGAAGGCGGCTTTACTGCACCAAATACTCAACCTGAAGGACCAACTCAATAGTTAAATGGCACTATCTGATATACTAAAAAAATATGGTGATACCGCAGCTACAGAGGGGATAATGTTTCCTTCTGCAGGAGTGCAACCTGTAACAACAGAACAAGAAGTTTATGATTCTGCTACAGATGGTATCATGACAATTAATAATGAAAAGTATATCGGGCCAACTGCAACAGTAACATACGCAGGAGAAGACCAAGGATATGCTCGTACATTAAGACAAATTGAACAAGGTGAATTACCTCAGTTTGACCAATCAACATTTCCAAAAGTAGGGGAAGGTATAATGTCTACTCCTGATACTACAGCAAAAACT